CCACGTTGCCAACGTGGAGATGGCGGAGCGTTACCGCCTATCCGCTCCAGAATTATTATGTACGAATTGAAAGATTATTTAAACGCTATTAATTTCACAAAAGAAAATTTATTAGATACAGACGATTTGACGTGGGAAAAGAAATATCCACCGTTCATTATTAACAAGTGTTTATCAATGCATTATGACAGTATAGCAGCTGCCAATGAGATGAATGGTTATCATTTTTTAGATAAGAAAGTCCAGTTTCATTTTTTAATAAATAGTATTAGAAAAAAGAAGCGATTTGGTGGCAAATGGTTATCACAAGCCAAATTGAAAAATTTAGAGTATGTTAAGGAATATTATGGTTATAGTAATGAGAAAGCAAAACAAGCACTCAACATACTAAAAGACGAACAAATTGAATTTATAAAAGAGGCCTTGTTTAAAGGCGGGAGAACAAAGAGATGAGTGAAAAAGAGATACAATGGTCGCCTGCAAGTATGCTTGAGGTAACAATCAAACAACCAGACGACTTCCTTAAAGTTAGAGAAACATTGACTAGAATTGGTGTAGCGTCCCGAAAAGACAAAACACTTTATCAATCGTGTCACATATTACACAAACAAGGTAAATACTTTATAACACACTTTAAAGAACTATTTGCTTTAGATGGTAAGAAAGCCACATTGGTAGAAAATGATATACAAAGAAGAAATACAATAGCTATTCTTTTACAAGATTGGAATTTAATTGATATAGTAAAACCTACAGAAGCTGAAAACAAAGCTCCATTAAGTCAAATTAAAGTTTTACCTTTTAAAGAAAAAAAAGAATGGACGCTATCAGCTAAATATAATATAGGTAAGAAGATTGAATCAAAGGAAGTGAAAGATAGCGAAGATGCAGGTACCGAAGTTTAAAGATTTCTTAACTGAACAAGATATAGAACGTAAGGATAATCCAATTACGGTTGCGATTATTACGAAATCAAATCCTAATATTAAAAAACAAAAAGCTGGTGAAACACCTAAAAAAGAACGTACTATTTCTTTTATAGAAAACGCTTGTGAAAAACGAGGTTTTAAATGTGTTATCATCAATACAAAACACGCTATCATCACAGGTAAAGATGAAGAAAAAAATACACTTACAGTTTATAACTATGACGGTAAAGATAGCGAACATACTTTTGTAGGTAAAGATACTGTTTGTATTACACGAGCAGGTTCAATAGAAGACGAAGCTGGTTTATCATTAATATCAGCATTTCAAAATTCACAAGCGTTTATGTTAAACACAAGGTCGGCTATGTTGACTTGTGATAACAAATTAACAACAGCGTTACTATTTGAAAAGTTTGGTATACCCACACCACGTACAGCGTTTGTTTCTAATGAAAAAAACTTAGATGACGCATTAAAATTAGTTGGCGGTAAATTTCCAGTTATATTAAAAACACTTACAGGTACACAAGGTATTGGAGTTGTTAAGGTTGAAAGTTATGAAAACCTTGTATCTACTGTACAAGCATTGTGGAACCACGATGCCGAAGTATTATTACAAGAGTTTATGGAAGTACCTTTTGATATAAGAACTTTTGTGGTAGATAATAAGATATTTGCCTCAACAAAAAGAATACACTCTAAAGAAGATTTTAGATCCAATATTCATAGAGGTGGTACAGCAGAACCATATAAGTTAAATGAAGAAGAAATGGAAATTATTTTAAAAGCAAGTAGAGCTTCAAAGGCATATCTTGTAGGAGTTGACCATATTGTTTATAAAGGTAAACCTTACGTGTTAGAAGTAAATGGTAGTCCAGGTACAGGCGCTAACTATATGTCATATACATATGAAGATTATTATTCAGATGCACAAGCTTCTAAATCAATTACAGGCGAAAAATTAGTAGATAACTTAATTAAATGGGTTTCAAAAAGAAGTCATTGGGATAGACAGGCCGCTAGTGAATGTGGTTGGTTAGAAACCGTTGATGTAGATGAAGTTGGAAAAGTAAGAGCTAAGTTTGATACAGGTAACGGTTCAAAGGCTTGTGCTTTACACGCAGATGAAATATTAGAAGAAAGCAAATCTACAATTAAATGGAAATATAATGGTAAAACTTTTTCTAAACCAAGACACGGTACAAGTGAAGTTTATAGAGCAAACGCTGATGGTGAAGAACCGTCAGAAACAAGACCAACAGTTTTAATGGATTTGACCTTTAACGGGTTTACCTATAAAGATATAGAAGTAGGTTTAGATGCAAGACCAAGATCAGGCTCAGACTTATTAATTAATAGAGATTTAATGCGACAGATGAATGTAAGTGTTAACCCTAATAGAACTTTCGTGTTAAGTAAAAGACTAAGACCAGTTGACAAAGAAAACAACATTGACAAATAAGTCAATTTGTGTTATATTATAATAAAGGAGAAATATTATGTCAGACGTGAAAATAATGAGATTATCTACAGGCGAGGATATTATTGCCAAAGTCATAGATAAAGATACGGAAAAAACCAAACTTAACAAAGCATTTGTAATTATACCTCATCAACAAGGTCCAGGTAAACCTGTACAATTGATGATGACTTTATATAGTCCATATTCAAATAGTGATGATATTGAAATTAAATCTCAAAATATAATTTCGATGGTTGATCCAAAAAAAGAAATACTATCTTCATATCAACAAAATACAGGTAGTATTTTAACAACACCAGGATTAATAACAGAAACAAAAGTACCTCAATTATAAAAGTGATAACTGTTTATTTTGTACGAGATGGCTCGAAAATAGCAGTTGATGTGCCTGAAGGCACTACTCTTATGGAGGCTGCTAGAGATTATTCAAAGGTTTCTATACCTGAAATACCAGCAGATTGCTGTGGTAGTTGTGCTTGTGCCACTTGTCACGTACATATTGATGAAAGATTTTATGAGCCTATTCCTAAAGAAACGGCTGAAATAGAATTATTAGAATACGAACCTGAATATAAACCAAAACAGAGTCGTTTATCTTGTCAAATTGTTTTAAATAAAAAACATAATGGTTTGATAGCAACTTTATTAAAAGACTTATGATGTTAAAGACTTTGAACAAATTTATAGCTGCTGATTTTATTTCTACAAGACATTATTCAGCAGTAATGCCTAGGTTAACAAAACATTTTTTAGGTTGTTTTGATAATGATGAACTTGTAGGTGTTATTACATTTGGTTGGGGCACAAGACCAAAACACACAATACAAAAATTATTTCCTAATTTAGATACAAAAGATTACTTTGAAATAGGTAAGATGTGTATGGACGATAAAATGCCTAGAAATTCAGAATCACAATTATTAAAATTATCTATAAAGTGGTTAAAAGAAAATACATCAATCAAATATCTTTTTACGTGGGCAGATGGTTTAGTTGGTAAACCTGGTTATGTTTATCAAGCAGCTAATTTTTTATATGGTGGTTTTTCTTTTACAGATACTTATGTTTCAAAAACTGGTGAAAAGATACATCCTAGAACAATACAAGGTCAAATACCTAATACTAAAAACCGTAAAGTAGGTATGAGGCCTAATCCACAACAATTAAAAGAATTAGAATTAAGTAGAGTAAAAGGTAAACAATTTAGATATATTTACCCTATGACAAAAAAAGATAGAAAGAATTTAAAAAAATCAACTGAAATATGGTCTACGAATTATCCAAAAAATAGTGATTTGAAATGGAAAATCAAAAGACCAGGTGAAGAAAAATATACAGAAACAAATAAAATGCCTTTTGCCTTATCAAAAGAAATGGTGTATAATAGAAAAAATGTTGAATCGTTTAAGAGAGGAAATTTAAGTGAATTTTTATAAATCAGTAATTGAATATAAAGGTAAACTTCTTATTAGAGGTATACACGGCGGTAAAGACTATAAAGAAAAAATAGATTTTGGTCCTACTTTATACGCTTTAACACAACAAGAAACTGAATATAAAAATTTACAAGGTCAATATCTAAAACCAATCACATTTAAAAACATAGACGCTGCTCGTAAGTTTAGACGAGAAGTCGTTACTCAAAATTCACCTATTTACGGACTAGAACGTTATCATTACCAATATATCGGTAAAGAATATCCTGAAGATATACAATGGGATAAAGACTATATTAAAATCTTTACACTTGATATAGAAACGGCCTGTGAAAGTGGCTTTCCAGACGTAGAAAATCCAATAGAAGAACTACTTTGTATTACTGTTAAAAATCAATCTAATAAACAAATTATTACTTGGGGTGTAGGTGACTATAAAACAGATAGAACTGATATAACTTATATTAAATGTAAAAACGAAAATCAGTTGTTGTTTGAGTTTATGAAGTTTTGGATTAAAAACTATCCAGATGTTATTACTGGTTGGAATACTAAATTCTTTGACTTACCTTACTTAATGAATAGAATTAAGATGATTGCTGGTGATAAGGTGGCCAATAAGATGTCGCCTTGGAACTTAATTCATAGGGAAGAAATAGTTGTAAGAGGTAGACCTCAAACAGTATATACTTTATACGGTATTACAAACTTAGATTACTTAGATTTATACAAATGGTTTATACCACAAAGACAAGAGAGTTATAAACTTGACTTTATCGGTGAGTTAGAACTTGGCCGTGGTAAAGATGAAATGCCTTATGATACATTTAAAGATTGGTATACTAAAGACTTTCAATCGTTTGTTGATTACAATATACAAGACGTAGAAATTGTTGATGGTTTAGAAGATAAACTAGGCCTAATTGATTTATCATTAACTGTTGCTTATGAAAGTAAAGTAAACTATGGTGATATATTTTCACAAGTTAGAGTATGGGATACTTT